CGAGAGTTTCTAGCTAAAGCCTATCAAGATGGAAAGAATCCAAGGTATATTGTAAGTCATACTACTGCTAAAAATAAGTTTACTTGGTCTCAAACAGGGCTAGATCGTTGGGACTTTTGGAATGATCGTCGTTATGGGCTCTCACCTAACACCAAACACACAGCAGAGGTTCTAGTAGCAATGGTACGTGCAAATGTCAAGTAAAGAAGTTTACAACGATTTCTTCTCAAAAGAGGATTATGAAAAAGAGCTGGATAAATCTCTAACCTTGGGGTGCATTGAACATGCACTCCTTTTTTACCACTTTTGTAGGTATTGTATTCTTCGTAATGAAGATTTTATTTCTTCCCCAAAGTACTATGAGCTTTGTGATTTTCTTGCAGATAACCTGCATCAGTTACCTGCAGGTTTACAAGAGTACGTTGTTCTAGATGACATTATGCTTTACGATTGTAAGTTAGAGCTAGCTCCTAGTGTAGCTGCTTTTAAAAAAGGAAAGCATCTTGTACCGGGTATTGAAAAGCTACTTTGTACGCTAGAAGACCGTTTGTTTATTGATTTTAGTTTGGAGGTAGTAGAAGAACTTGATAGCGTTAATTGATGGTGATGTTTTACTTCATGCTACTCTTTGGGAAACCACTAACGAAAAAGATGCACTGACTAAACTACATAAGAATATAGGAGACTACACAGATTATGCTTATTGCAATGAGTGTATCATTGCAGTAGGTCCTCCTGATGGTAAAAACTATAGGGATGATTTGTACCCTGACTACAAACAAACAGCTATGAGAGTCAAAGATCGTGGAGAACGTCCTGAGCACTTTAAGAAAGTTAAAGAGTATCTTTACTCTTTAGAGAACGTAGTAGTTGCAGACAACATTGAAGCAGACGACTTATTAGGTATTCTAAGTCAACAGTTAGGTAGTCAATCTGTAATTGTAACGGTTGACAAAGATATGGATCAGCTTGAAGGTATCCATTACAACCCTAAGTTACATCGAGAAAGGTACTATGTAGTCAACCAGCGACAAGCAGATCTATTTTTTCTCAAGCAAATGCTAATGGGAGACAGTATAGATAAGATACCAGGGTTACCTAAATGTGGCCCGGTGAAGGCAGAAGCAATCATTGCTTCAGCAGGTACTGTACAAGAAGCTGCTGACCTTGTGTTAGACAACTACTTCTTATCTTATGGTGAAAACTGGAAGGACTATTTTCTTGCAAATGGAAAGTTGCTTTGGTTACAACGTAAAGATTATGATTGGTTCACTCTAGATAAGTTCAAGGAAAAATTCCTAAATGATCGTACTTGAATTCAAACTAAACAACGGCTCGTATGCTAGTGTAACTAGACAACCAGCTTCTAGCTCTAGACCTGTTAGCTATAAAGTAGAACTCTGGGATTTGAATCGATTTTACCACTCAAAGAGTTTCAATAACTTTGAAAAAGCAGAGTTATACTACTGGGACAAACTAAGAAAGGAACTACTATGACTAACAAAGAGGTGAATGGCTGATACAGGCCATTGGAATAGCGCAGGTTTAGAACTAGAGCCTGAAGTCGCTGTAGGCTTCGTTTATTTAATAGTTGATTTAGATACAAAACAAAAGTACATTGGAAAAAAGAATTTCAGTGGGAGAGGTAAGTTAAATAAGGGCAAAGAAAGTAACTGGAAGAGTTACTCTAGCTCTAGTACTTATCTGCAAAAACTAATAAAAGAGAAGGGTCAAGACCGATTTGCTTTCATTATACTAGAGCAGTATTATACTGTAGGTGGGTTGTCTTTTGCTGAAACTTGGAGTCAAGTAATTTCCGAAACCCCTAGTAAAAATGAAGAATATATGAATCGTTTTATCGATAAAGTCACTTGGAAGGTAACAGAACCTGTTACTGAACGCCACAAGAAAAGATTAAAATACTATACAAGGAAATATAGTTATGCGGCTAACTAACTATTTTTTGCAGCAAGTTAAGAGTAAGCTATTTGACGAAAAAGCTTTCCCTAGACATGAAGGAGAAGTTGTAGGTATTACTGTTGGAGAACTTCGTAAGTTAATCAATGCAGTAGAGTTTGCAAACAAGGAGCCTTATAATGCCAGTAAGCACAGTCGAGATATTCACGAGGCAATTGCTTTTAACGAACAAGGATAAGTTCTTTGTCTTTGGAGATAATTTAGTACGAAGAGGTCTAGGGGGACAAGCTAAGGTCTGTAGGGGTCATCCTAATACCATAGGTATAGTTACCAAGAGGTTTCCTAGCAACTATTTTGGTTCTTTCTATTATGAAAGAAACTATGACGAGTGGTTAAAAGACTCTGCTTCAGGGTTTTACGCAGTAGAACATGAGTTAAAAAAAGGTAAGACAGTAGTTTGGCCTGCAGACGGTATTGGAACAGGGTTAGCTGAGTTACCAAAGAATGCACCTAGTATTTATAGACACATTGAAGAATTTTTAAAAAGAATAAAGGAGACTTATGGGGAAGACACTACATCGTAATCAACCTTGTCTACGCTGTGCTTCTAGTGATGCTGTCCAAATCTATGAAGAAGGACCAGCACACTGTTTCTCATGCAAAGCATCTTATGATTATCAAAAAGAGTATGCCAAGAAAAATGGTAAAGAAGAAGTAGTTTACAGTACAGACAACTATCGACGCAATCATTTCAAGAAAGAAATTAATCTCGACGATGTGTTTGCTTTACCATCTAGGGGTATTGCTGAACGACTTATTACAAAGAAAGTTAGCGAGTTCTTCAATGTAAAATCTTCTTATGACGACAAAGGAAATATTGATCGCTACTATTTCCCTTTCAGCAATACAGACGGTACTGCTACAGTAGGTTATAAGACTAAGAACCCAAAAGATAAAGCAGACATGTACTCTGTCGGAGAGGCTAAAAACCTCTTTGGTATTGAACACTTTATGAATGGAGGTAAACGAATTGTTATCACAGAAGGGGAAGAGGACGCGCTGGCTGTAGCTCAAACTTCTCTTCAAAAATATGGTTCTATTTACCCTGTTTGCTCTATGGGAGGTGTCAATCAAACTAACTACCTGTTAAAAAACAGAGACGTGCTCCGAAAGTTTAATGAGATTGTTATTTGGTTTGATGCAGACGACCAAGGACAAAAGGCTTCTAAAGAGGCAGCTAAAATTCTCGGAGCAGACAAGGTAAAAATCGTCAAGGCTAACGAGAAGGACGCCTGTGACACTCTAAAAGCCTATGGCTCAGAAGAGGGAACTAAGAAGGCTTGGAACTATATTTGGGATGCTAAACCCTACAGCCCCTCAGGTATTATTGCAGGTGATGAAACTTGGGAACGTTATAACGAGTTTAAGAACCTAGAGTTTGTACCTTGGCCTCCTTTTCTTTCTCGGCTAAATGAGTTAACGCATGGTAGAGCTTTAAGCACTATCACCATGATTGCAGCAGGTACTTCTGTAGGTAAGAGTACTATGCTTCGTGAGGACATCTTTCATCTACTTGGCACTACAACTGAAAAGATTGGTTGTATCTTTCTTGAAGAAGATGTGGGTGAGACTGTTGGTGGTATTATGGGTTTGTACCTTAACAAACGGTTAGGTTTGCCCGGAGTAGAAACAACAGAAGAAGAAGAACGAAAAGCTTGGGAAGCAACTATTGGTCAACCTAATAGGATTGTGTTGCTAGATCATCAAGGATCAGTCTCAGACAACGGACTAATCGACAAGATTGAGTACATGGCTCTCAACGGTTGTAGGTACATCTACCTAGACCATATCACTATTGCTGTATCGGAGACAGAGGATGGCAATATTAACGCTGCAATCGACCGCTTCATGTCCGATCTACTTAAGATCGTTAAACGTCATAACGTTTGGGTCGGAGTTGTATCGCATCTTCGAAAAGTTAAGTCGGGGGAAGACTCATTTGAATCGGGTGCTCCAATTAGCGAAGATGACCTTAAAGGTTCAGGATCACTTAAACAAATCTCGTTTCAGACAATCGCTATCTCAAGGAACAAGTTGGCTGAAAACGAAGTGGTTCGAAATCGTAGCCAAATCTTTCTACTTAAAGACAGGAAAACTGGTAACACAGGTCCTGCAGGTGCGTATCGATTCAACTCTACTACAGGTCGTCTGGAAGAAGTTAAGAAAAAAGATGAAGACAATTTTGAGCTTATTACAATAGAGGTAGCATAAAATGGTTTATTTAGAAAAACTACAAGTTCATGATATTGAACAAACAATTGACTTAGCCGATCGTTTTAATAAGCAGTATGGTATGATCAAAGAACTAAGTAAAACCAAAGTAAGACGAACTTTAGAGTCTTCTTTAGTTTACGATAAAGTATATTACGCCTATGTTATGAAAGATGAAGACAAAGTAGTTGGAGCCTTAGTTGGTTTTGCTGCTGAACACCCTTACTATGACGTTGTAGTAGCTTCAGAGCTAGGTTGGTATGTTGAGACTGAATACCGAAATAAAATTAGTGTTAAAATGCTGCAAAATTTTGAAATTTGGGCTAAAGAAGAAGCTAAAGCAAATTTTGTTGTAATGGTATACACTGAAGAAATGACTGATCTTTCTAAACTTTACAACAGCTTAGACTATGAACTTGTTGAACATACTTATAAAAAAGCTTTGTAATGATAAAGTTCTGCAGTTGGATGAAATACGATATTTTGATTAGCTCTGGAGACTATGTGTACAAGTGTAAGACTTGCGGTTATAAGCTACGAGTAAAGTCTTTTGAGTTACCTCCAACAATTTCAATTGAAAACAGGTGTTATAAAGATGAATAAACAACAATACTATCTTTTAAAGTTAGCAGAAGAAGCAACAGAACTAGCTCAGGTAGCTATCAAGTGTGCTCAATTTGGGTTAGATGAAGTTCATCCTAACACTCTTGAAAAGAACTATGAAGCTCTAAATAAAGAATGGAATGATGTGCTAGCTTGTGCTATTCTTGTAGAGAGTGAAGATGAACGTTTTGATTATGACGGTGACGGCGACTTGCTTGACATGAAGTTTGTTAAGATTGAAAAGTATCGAAAGATTTCTATTGAGAATGGATGTAGTCATGAGTAAGCTGTACATCGCAATACTTGATGAGTTTCCTGACTATATGACGCCAACGCTTGTTGCTCATTCTGTTCTTGCAGCACATCTAAATTTTCAAGATAATGTATACTATGATAACTGGCTACAAAACAACTTTCGAAAATGCACTGTTCGTGTAAACCAAAAAGAGTTCGACAAGATTGCTGCCTTACCTGACGTTTATCTAGGTCATGAAAACACTACTTTAGAAGGACGAAAAGCTTGCGCTGTTGTTTGTCCTCGACTAGAAACGCCAAATGTATTGAAATTTGCAAAGTTATGGAGTCCAAAGCTTGACACTAAGAGTTAGAATTAGCATCGTTCCTTTTGGAGACGAAACAAAAGAACGAGAGATTCATCAAATCAATATCTCTAATCTAGGAGAAGCAAACACTAAAGAGTGTAACTATGGTATAGAGTTAGATGAATACAAGTCTGGTAGTTACTTAGGACGTGTGGCCCATGTTAGAGAGCAGGGGGCTATCACACTAGTTTATAAAGCATTAAAAAGGATTTTAGAGCTTGGGGCATAGTATTTGGGTTACTTCCGATACTCATTTCTATCATGAAAACATTATTCGCTACTGTAAGCGCCCCTTTGCTACTGTCAAAGAGATGAATGAGGTTATTACAGAGCGATGGAATTCTGTAGTACAGCCCGGTGACAAAGTATATCATCTTGGTGATGTAGCTATGGGAGAAGGTGCCCGTGAACAATTAGGTAGTCTTCTAACTAAACTGCATGGTTCTAAGCGGTTAATCGTTGGGAACCACGATGACATTCCTTGGCTGGCTAAAGGAGGTTGGTTTAAAAAGATTTCAATGTGGCGTGTCTTCACTGAGTGGAATCTTTTGTTGACCCATGTTCCAGTGCATGAGTCTTCTATCCACGAACGAATTGTAGTAGCAGGTGGAGTAAATGTCCACGGTCATATTCACTCCAACGACAGCCCTGCTGGACCTTACTTTAATGCTTGTGTAGAAAAAACCAATTACACACCTATTAATATCGAGGACATCCTTGTTAACTGTAAAAAACTTCGAGATAACCAAAACTAATAAAAATATGCTAGTGCCGTGGTATCTTATCACGGCCTATGCTTACTACATACTTGACGAAAGTCTTATCGAAGACCACGAGTTCGATACTATGGCTAAAGAGCTGCTAGCTAACTATGACAGTGTAGAACATAGGCATAAGCACTTGCTAACTAAGGAAAACTTAGAAGCAGGTACACTGTTACTCGCTGAAGAAAATTATCCATCTATTGTTGTAGATGTTGCAGTAACTCTAGCAAAAAGGAAAGATCTTGTTAAATAACCTTTTTAGAGGTTTTACTAAAACTGGAAGATTGAATGTTTGGGATGAGGCAGCTAAGGAGCTTTCCTTAGACAGAACTTATTTGAAAAAACAATTTTATTTAGGAGTCTATGATCGAATCCGAACTAAAGAACAAGAAACAATTGTGCTAGCTGTGTTGAAGCTGTACTCACCTCTTAGCTATAAAGCAGCAAACAAAAGGAAACAGTAATGGAGTGGAATGAATGGTTTGAGTATAAAAATGGAGAGTTATACTGGAAAAAAAGTAATACTCGAGGGCCTATAAAAGCAGGTTCTATAGCTGGAAGTAGAACTAACACAGGTTATCTCAAAGTTAGTTTAAAAGGTAAAAGTTACAGAGTTCACAGAATCATATATGAACTACATAAAGGTACTATACCTAACAATAGTTATATAGATCATATAGACCGAAATAAGATGAATAACAATATTGAAAACCTAAGGTTAGCAAACTTTCAAGAAAACGTTTTTAACAGAGAAGCCAACAATAATTCTAGACTAGGAATCAAAGGGGTTTCTTGGGTACCTAAAAGAAACAAATATCATACTCAAATTATGATTAATGGAAAACAAAACTTTATAGGATATTTTGATTCTATAAAAGCAGCATCTGAAGCATACGAAAAAGCAGCAAAAAGACTGCACGGAGAATTTTACTATGGGCTTATTCGACAAACAGGTATCAAGGAAACCTAATAACTATCCAGAAACACAAAAATTCATTGATGCTATGTGGTCAGGCTTTTGGACAAGCAATGAATTTTCATTCAAGTCTGACTATTCTCAATTTCAAACTCAATTAATAAAAGAGGAAAAAGAAGTAGTAGTTAGAGCACTGTCTGCTATTGGACAAATTGAAGTAGCAGTAAAAAGCTTTTGGGCACAGTTAGGTGACCATCTTCCTCATCCAGCAATCAAAGATCTTGGCTATGTAATGGCTAATTCTGAGGTTATTCATAACATTGCTTATGAGAAACTATTAACTGTTCTTGGATTAGAGTCAGTTTTTGAAGAAAACTTAAAGAAAGATGTAGTAGCTAACCGTGTAAAATATCTACAAAAATACCTTGAAAAGAATTATAAAGACAACAAGAAACAGTATGTCTATGCAATCTGCTTATTTACCTTGTTTGTTGAAAATGTTTCTTTGTTCAGTCAATTCTATATTATGATGCACTTCAATCGCTTTGATAACGTGCTAAAGGATGTAGCACAACAGATCCAGTACACAAGAAATGAAGAGATGCTGCATGCTCAGGTTGGTATCTATCTAATCAACAAACTAAAAGAAGAATATCCTGATTTGTTTGATGATGAATTAAAGCAAAAAATCAAGCAAGAATGCCAAGCTGCTTTTGAAGCAGAGTCTAAGGTCATCGACTGGATTCTTCAAGGCTACACAGGTAAACATCTTTCTGAGCCTATTCTAAAAGCTTATATTAAACATCGACTTAACGACGCTATGGATCAGATTGATTTTCCAAAGTTAGAAGAGTCGCCAGAAGAACAGCTACTATTAAAGCAAACCTATTGGATGGATGAAGAAACTCTTGGTGGTAACATGACCGACTTCTTTCATAAGCGTCCAGTAGAATACAGCAAGAACAATCAAAGTTTTGATCTAGAGGATATTTTTAAATAATGCGGAAGCCTTGGTATTGGGTAACAGAAGACACAGTAAACTTTATGTCTAAAGGGGGTAGTTACCTTCATGACAACGAAACAGTAGAGCAGCGAGTAGAAAACATTGCTAACCGTTTTGAAGATTTAGTATTTAAGATGGCTGGTGACAAAGAAGAAGAGTTTGCTAAACAGCTTTCTGATAAGTTCTACAACTATATGTCTCGTGGTTTCTATAGCCTAGCTAGTCCTGTGTGGTCAAACTTTGGTCGTGATGGGTTGCCTATTAGTTGCAACAATGTCTATGTTCCTGACGACATGGGAGGTATCCTTCAAAAAGTAGCTGAAGTAGGAATGCAAACAAAGCATGGAGCAGGTACTAGTGGTTATCTTGGTCATCTTCGTCCTCGGGGGACTCCTATTGTCTCTGGTGGTTCAGCTGATGGTCCAGTACATTTTGTGGAGATGTTTCAAACGCACACAAGTGTCATTTCACAAGGAACAACACGACGCGGTGCGTGGGCAGGATACCTAGATGTAGAACACCCAGACATCCTAGAGTGGCTGTCAATGCGAGAAGAAGGGTCACCTATTCAAGATGTGTCTCTAGGTGTCTGTATTACTGACGCTTGGATGCAGTCTATGCTAGGTGGTGACAAAGAAAAACGTAAGATCTGGGGAGCTATTATTCGTAAGCGTTATGCTTCGGGTTATCCTTATATTTTCTGGACAGACACAGTAAATAACTCAGCCCCAGAGGTTTACAAAGCTCTAGGGCGTAAAATCTATTCAAGTAATCTTTGTTCTGAGATTGCTTTGAGTTCAAACGAAGAAGAGTCCTTTGTTTGTGATCTTTCTTCTATGAACATGTTGACTTGGGACGATTGGAAAGATACAGATGCAGTTGAGGTACTAACCTTTTTCCTAGATGCAGTCATGGAGGAGTATATTGAGAAAACATCCAAAATTAAATTCATGGAAGCTTCTCGCAACTTTGCTATTAAACAACGTGCTCTCGGTATTGGTACTCTTGGCTATCATAGTTTACTTCAGTCAAAGTTGATTGCCTTTGAGTCTGAAGCAGCAAGGGCACTTAATGAGTCAATTCACAACTTTATTCGACTACGCTCACTAGACGCATCTAAGTCGATGGCTGACCTGTTTGGTGAGCCACCTATGCTGAAAGGTTATGGTCGTCGTAATGTCACTCTTATGGCTATTGCACCTACTACTAGCTCAAGTTTTATCCTTGGGGCTGTATCTCCTAGTATTGAACCTTTGGCTAGTAACTACTTCACGAAGGATCTTGCAAAAGGAAAGTTCACCTACAGAAATCCGTATCTGGAAAAACTACTCTCTTCAAAAGAACAAAATACGGAAGAAGTTTGGCGATCGATCCTGATTCGCGGTGGGTCGGTTCAGCATCTTGCTTTCCTGACAGAACATGAAAAAGAAGTATTTAAAACTTTTGGTGAAATTTCACAACTAGAGATTGTAATTCAAGCAGCAGATAGGCAAAAGTTTATTGACCAGTCGCAGTCGCTTAATATCACTGTTCACCCTTCAACTCCTCCAAGTGATGTACATGATTTACTTGTAATGGCTTGGCAATTAGGTGTAAAAACAATGTACTATCAACGCTCAACAAACCCTGCACAAGAGCTAGTTCGTAATCTTCTTACCTGTTCAGCTTGTGAAGCTTAATGTACTACTTCATCACTCGTAAGCATCCTCGTTGCGTTTATTGCGAGATGGCAAAGAATCTTGCTGACAAAGCTGGATTAGACTACACAGAATTAGCTGTAGACACTATGCTAGATTTTATGCAAGAAAATGGAATAAAAACAGTTCCAGCTATTTTTAAAGAATCAGTGACTATGGAAAACTACATCGGCGGAGCAACAGAGTTCCAACGACACGTCTACTCAGAATAACCTAAGGCCCAGTGAAAGCTGGGCTTTTTACTTAATCTAGCTAAGAGGTCCAAGATGGATATTCAGACTTTACTTAAACAGCATTCTGAAGGCTTTTACGAAAGAGTATTTGGCCAATATTATGGTACACAAAATGCAATGACAGGGTATATTGTGCATGTTGATGATCCTGAAGGAGGTATAGTAGATCGTTCTAAAGTAGTGGGTGCTTGCCATGCGTCTGTTAACACTGCTATTCGCCGAGATATTGCTCTCGCAGTTATTACTATGGCTGACAAAAGTCTAGAGACTAATGAAGGTGCGGTGCAGTATTATGACTGGCTGATCAACAAAAGTTTCTTCTCAGATGTATTTCTTTGTAAAGATCCTGTGCTAAGTCTAAGGTACGGCTTTGTTAAAAGAGTCGATATCTCTGCAGCTAAGTGGCTAGGCGCAGCTCAGTTATCACGACTAAGTACTAGCGAGTTTAGGTTAAACATGAAAGCTGTGTATGATATTCTTGCTTCAGGTTTTGATATTCATCCTATGTTGCTCACTATGCTTGCTACTGAATTGAGTTTTAGTTCCGATGGTAAGAAGATTAACTCAGGTAGAACCTCACGAGTTGCCCCTTTAGCAAGATCTATGGTATCTACACAATATTCACATTTACCTTTTTATGTGCTAGACACTGTTAATAAAATAAAGGAAGCTTGTAAAGACGACACTACTAAACGTTTTGACTGGATTGAACAAACTCCTTTTAACGTTTCGAGGTGGCCTTCACGTAGCAACTATATACTCTGCCAAAATGCGGGTGATGTAGCAGACACTATAGACACGGCTATCCATACAGCAATCTCAGGTTTGCTTAGTGGCACTAGTTCTTTGTTGTTTAACACAGCTAAGGAAGAAGCAACAGACTACGCTTTTCTATGGGAAGAGGCTATTATTGATTTAAAAGGAAGGCTGCCTAGAGAAACAACTCTTTCTGGCTCTCCTGTAAACCTATCTTCACTTGAACAATTGTCTAAAAAACTCAAACTAGGAGAATAATTGTGGTATCTAAGTTCATGATGAGCCGCTATGACTACACTATCGTTAAGTTTCTTAACAAACTAGGATATCAAGAAGCTGTAACTAATGAGACCCCTGACTTTATTGTGTTTGGTGGTGGAGCAGATGTATGTCCTTATCTTTATGACGAAGAACCTAAACCAAGAGTGTTTTCAGATAAAGACAATGATTATCAAGACTTTTCAACAGTCATTGCAGCTAAACTAAAACAGATCCCTATGCTAGGTATTTGTAGGGGTTTGCAGTTATTACACGTTGCTAGAGGAGGTAGCCTAGTTCAACATATCGACGGCCATGGAGGTACTATCCATAAGTTACTAACACCAGAAAAACAAGAAATTGCGGGTTGGGAAGGTATTACTATCAACTCAGCACACCACCAGTGTGTTCCTGCAGATCAAGTAGGCTACGCAGAAAAGGTGTTTGTAAGTGGAGAAGGTATCACTGAAGTAGTAGTTGCTACTAATCTCGGCTTTCTAGGAGTACAATACCACCCTGAATATGTAAACTGCCCTAAAGAGGGTATTGACTTCTTCGTAGAACTAATGAAAAATGACTTTGAAGGAATTCTATAATGTGTGGTCTAGTAGGTATTGTAGGGGCTAACCTTCATGTCCTTCATCATGAAGCTTTTAAATGGATGCTACATCTAGATACTATTCGGGGAGAAGACTCTACAGGGGTTGCTCTAAGAAAGAGCTTTAATAAAGGCCGTTCACAAGTAATCGTAGCAAAAACAGAAGGACACCCTTCTCTGTTGACTCAAAGGTTTCCAGAGTTATTTGATAAAAAAGGGGTTTTACACCTTAAAACAACAGAAAGGTATGACTTTCTTATGGGTCATAACCGAGCTGCAACAGTAGGAGCTGTGAACTCTACTAATGCACATCCTTTTCATCATGGTAACATTACAGGTTGTCATAATGGGACTATTGGCGCTGGTTTACTTCAGCTACCTTCAGGTGATGAAATCAAAGGACATACTGATTCTGAGAAGCTGATCTTTGCTCTATCTAAAGGTTGGAAGATCAAAGAGATTATGGACACTGTTACTGGTGCAGCAGCTATGACTTGGTGGGATGCTAGCACCAAGACTTACAATATTTATCGAAACAAAGAGCGTTCTTTGTTCTATACCCATAACGATACAAACACAATCTTTGCTTATGCGAGTGAAGAGTGGATTCTTAGGGTGAGTCTAAATAAAAATAAGCTGTTTGAGCTAGCTAAAAACATTAAAGAGTTTCCTGTTGATACTTTGAAGTCAATTAAACTAGGTGAAAACAAAATTGAAGAGGTGACTACAACAGTAGTCGCCCCTTTAGTGATGAAAGCCGTTATTCCGACTGGTACTGGTAACGTACACCAACTGCCTCACAAGAACAAAAAGCTAAGTCTTCAAAAACATGAGAAACCCACTTGGCTACAGGAGGCGATTGATAAAACTGAACCCTTTCGCGGGGACTCAGGTTGGTTGGATCTTTCTGACCTTTCTAAGAAAGACTTTGACTACAACGCGCGCTTTGGTTGCGCGGCTTGTCAAGTAGACTTAGACTATGACGACCATCTAGAGGGTTTTGTTAAATGGATGGAGAAAGATACTCCTTTCTGTTTAACTTGCTCTAAAACTTTTAAAACCGCTTAAGGAAGTGAAATGGCTATCATTAATAACAAAGAGTTCCTACTAGGTTGTGACCCAGAAGTTTTCGTTGTAGACAAACAAGGAAACTTCGTTAGTGCTTATGGTTTGATTCCGGGCACTAAGGCAGAACCATTAAAAGTAAGAAACGGTATGGTTCAAGTTGATGGTATGGCGTTAGAGTTCGGTATTGACCCTTCTGCTACAAAAGAAGACTTTGTTTACCGAGTAAAGGATGTAATGAACCAACTAAGAGAGATGCTACCTGAAGGTCATTCGCTTTCAATCTCTTCTATTGCTCGTTTCTCTCCTGAGATTATGGCGGAACAACCAGAGGAAGCTTTAGAGCTTGGTTGTGATCCTGACTATAACGCTTATACAATAGATAAGAATCCTCGACCTGCACTACCAGATCCTAATATCCGCTCTGCTGGTGGTCATGTTCACATTGGATGGGGAGCAGGTATGCAAACAAGAGACCCTCGCCACTTGTCTGCTTGTGCAGCCCTTGCTGCTGAAATGGATTACTTCATGGGCGCTGCTTCTCTGGCTTGGGACAAAGATGTTCTTCGTCGTTCTATTTATGGAGCAGCAGGTGCTTTCCGTCCTAAACCTTATGGTATGGAGTATCGCTCAGGCTCTAACCAGTGGTTAAAGTCTGAAGAACTCATGGGTTTTGTGTTTGATACTACAGTCAAGGCAATTGGTAGCGTCATGAGAAAAGATTCTTTTAAAGGATCAAAGAATCAAAGCTTCTTTAAAGGAGCAGTTAACCTTCCAGCTAGAGAAATTATCAACTCAAATTGGAGCTATCTAGGTGAAGCTATCTTTCAAACACTAAAGGAAAGCCATGTTTAATAATGATGCAGAGTACGCAAGGTCTAGGATGGTGTCTAGCTACATGCGTGGTGCAGACCAGCTGTATAAGATTGTAGATATTTCTTCTAAAGACAATAAGCTAGATAAGGCTGTAATCCTAGCTATAGACCACAAACGTAATCAAGTACAGCTAAGCTCAAAAGACTTAAAATTTAGTATTGGTAAACTAGGCTATGTTAATGATGCTATCTCAGGAGTAGCTACCTATTTAAGTAGGTTACCTCTACGTAGAGATTATCGGCAAGGACTAAGGGCTTACCAGCTTGTTAGTTACCGTAGTGGAGGGTCTGGAACTATCGGTGAAACTTGGCTAGAGCAGAATGCTAAGTCTGTTTATCAGTGTTTAGAGAATGTTTTTCCTTCTCTACCTACTGTGATTGAACTAGCAGAAGAGTACAATGGAGATATTGCCTTTAATAAAAGCTTTGCGCTAAGTAGTAAGTTCAGGCTACTTTATCGAGGCTTCGTTGTTGGTGAACTAACTAAAGACGATAAGTTTAAACTCAATCATAGCTTCAATTTCGTTGAAGAAGAATTTGTTAAGGAAGTAGGACATGATTACCTTTCTCGATAAAACAGTCAGCGAGCTCTGGGATACACGCCTTAAATCAGGAGACATTGGAGTAGAAGTAGAGGTTGAGGGTAACTCTCCTTTGCCAGAAGTAGTCACTAACTCTTGGAAGGCTGTTAAAGATGGATCTTTGCGTGGTGAAGCAAAAGAGTATGTTTTTGTCAAACCTCTTTCTTTTAAAGAGTCAGTAGTTGAAGTCAATAACCTCTATGATCTTATTGACGGTAAAATTATTGACTCTATGAGAGCAGGAGTTCATGTTCATATTAACTGCCAGCGGTTGACTCTTCGTCAGTTGTTTACAGTAATGGCGGCTTACTACTGTATTGAGAATCTACTTACTGAAGAAGCAGGAGAGGAACGTCAAGGTAACCTGTTCTGTCTGCGGTTATCCGATGCAGACTATGTAAACACAGGGATTATGAGTGCTCTTTCTCATAAAGATATTCGAATGGATGGTGGTATTTTCCATAATGAAAATCTTCGCTACGGGGCTATGAATCTTGTTAGTTTGAGTAAGTTTGGTTCGCTAGAGTTCAGGGCTTTAAGGACTCCTCTGTCTCGTGAAAAGATTGTAGAGTGGGTAGATACTCTCTTTACATTGAAAGAAAACACTATTAAACACTTTAAAGATCCAGTTGAACTGTTATCTAGTATGTCAGCTAATGGATCAACTGAAGTAATTTCTAAACTACTAGGTAAACATGCAGAAAGGTTTCTAGCTAAGAGTAACTTCGAAGAGTCGCTGTATGAAAGTATTCGTCAAATTCAACACTGGGTTTTTCTAAATAACTGGGAGAGTAAATAATATGGCTACTGAAAACTTCGTCTATCCTTATCGTCAAGCTTCACGCAGCGCAATTGCCCTAGCACAAGGTATTCAAGGTAAAGTTCTTCGCCTTGAAAACTCAAGATTTCGTCCTACTGCTAAGAAAACAATTATCAACTGGGGTTCTACTGTCGAAGAGACTAACTTTGCTATCTTAAAGGTTATTAACCCACCTTCACTTGTTAAGAAAGCAAGTAATAAAAAGGTATTCTTTGAAACAGTAAAAGAGGCAGGAGAAGCAGGGCCTAAGATTCCTGAGTTTACTTTCTCAAAAGAGGTAGCTACACAATGGTTGACTGAAGACAAACCAAAGAAACTGTTTGCAAGAACAGTACTTGCAGGTCATTCAGGGGAGGGTATTGTAAAGGTTACTACAGTAGAAGAGCTAGCCCCTATTCCTGATGGAACTATGTTTGTTGTTTATGTACCTAAGAAACGTGAGTTTCGTTTCCATGTTGATCGTATTGGAGGTGTCTTTTGTACTCAAGAAAAGTTAAAAAAGAAAGAAGTACCTAATGAAGAAGTAGACTACCAAATTCGAAACTTAGCTAATGGCTTTATCTTTGCGAAGCAAGATATCGAAGTGCCTGAGCAATGCAAGGAGGAAGCAATAAAGGCACTAGCTGTTACAGATCTAGACTTCGGTGCAGTAGATGTAATTTATAACGAGAGGCAAGAGCAAGCTTACGTACTAGAGGTAAACACAGCTCCAGGCTTAGAGGGGTCTACTATTGAAAGCTATGTTGAAATGTTTGAGAGGCTAAAGAATGGTTGATGTCTATCAAGTACAAAGTTTTACTTACGCGTTAAGCCATTTATTCAACCCTACAGAAGTAGGTTGGTATGACCCTCGTTGGGAAGAAGTTAGAGCAGACTGGGTAACCTGGTACAGAGAGCGAAGAACAGAACTAGTAAAGATGATCTTGTCCGACTTTAAAAAGAAGTTCAAAGGTACTAAAGTACTTAGAGCAAGTAACTTCTTAGGCTTTGGTCAAGGATTACAGCAGTATAAAAGCAAGATGCTAAAGGAACTTCAAGATTACAAAATAAATTCTATCGATAAGAAAAAGTTCTTTAACTTCTCAAGATCGTTGAGAGCTACAGCAACATTAGAGGATAAAGGGCTAGCTCATTGTCTAACCTATATTACAACTCTTTATTCTTCCAAAATGAACAAAGAAGAAATAGAACTTCTCCTTGAAACTTTTTGCTACTGCTTTAGTTGGATAGCTAGTAGTCTAGATGATCAAGAAGTTAACAAAGAAAAGCTAGAAGAGCTGGGGTTACCTACTACTGTAGAAGAACTAAAACTTCTAGTTGAAACAGTCAGAGATCTTGGAGAGTTATTTGATTGGCATAAAACTGACAATGGTTTTGTTTGGTGGGCTACTTACTATCTGCGACGAAAAGGAGAGTTCAAATACTTAGTTTATGAGTATTTAAATTCGTTACACTCTGAGTTGAAGCTACCTACTAAACCCCCCAGTCAACCTATAACTTATGGACGACTAAGAATAAAAACTGAGCCTCCTTGGTAAATTAAAAAGCCCCTGTCAGCATTGCGCTGGCGGGGGCTATCTACTTTTCTTTTTTTTTTTGTTAGTCACGTTTACTAGAAGTAACAAAGTAAT